TTGTAATGATCCTGAAACTGCAAATTCTTCTGTTGTTGTTCTAATATTTGACATAATTTATAATGGTTTTTTACAATAGTGAATTACCCAATATACATTGGTACTAAAATTATTTGTTCCTCCTGTTTTTATTCTTGGAAATAACATTGACCCAGGAGCTAAATCTAAACTTATTGATTGTGATACATGATAACTATTATATTTAAAAAACTTATCATCTGATGCTTTACATTGTGAACTATCTACTGATGCCCCATGTCTTTGTACAAATGTTCCTGAATTACTATCTACATGATTTAATTCACTTTGTAAATCTGAATTATGTGAATACCATAAAGAGCATGAAAAGAAATCTGCATCTGCATAGGTTAAATTTGAGTTAGGTTGTACATAAATGTCCATTGATTTTATACTAGCAGAATAATTAGCACCATGGGGTACCCACCAACCCGTATTCATGTATAATCTACTTTCTGCGTTATTAGATGTTCCATCATAATCAGTTCCATAATCAAGATTCCAATCTTCATTAGACATAAGACCTTTTGAATTTGGGCCTTGCCAGTTAGAATCATCATCTGTGTCACCTCTTGCCGTTGCTTCCCATTGATAATAAGTGTTACTAAATATTTGTCCACTTGCACTTATATTACCTGAGGCTGTTATATCTGTATTTACTTTTATATTAGTATTAAAAGTTAAAGGTTCGTTTGCTCCTCCTTTGGAAATTTCTCCTGCTCCTCCAAAAAGAATGCCATTGTTGTAGCTTAAATTTAATGCATCTCCATGGATAGTTCCACTTGCACTTATATTACCTGAGGCTGTTATATTATTAAGTGCAAAGTTTTGTAGTACTGAGCTACCATCACCATAAAATAAATTACCATCGTTAACATTAATTGCTACTTCACCTTGTGCTAAGGAGGATGGTGCATTTCCTTTTGTGTTACTATTTTTTAATTTTATTGTACTTGCCATAATTTTTTATTCTATTATAAATATCTAAAAAGATCCTCCATTTATTGTTCCCGTTAGTGTATCTGCTATAATTTCTCCACTTGCACTTATGTCACCTGAGGCTGTTATGTTTGTTTGTGAAAAAAAATAAGGTTGAGTGCCTGAAAAATTTACTGCGTTTTGATTAATAAGAATACTATTTCCATTAGAAAAGTGTATTCTACCTCCTCCTAATGTAAAATCACTTGCATATACATGACCACTTGCACTTATATCAGCTGAGGCTGTTACTGATCTATTTAATTGTATTAGCTTTGAACTAAATTTACCAACAATAACATTATTGCTTTCAATATCTACTGTGTCTGCAGCAAATTGTAGACCTGTGTTTGCATCTCCTACATGACTAATTAATTGGTCTGATTCTATTTTATTTGCTATAATTGTTCCACTTGCACTTATGTTACCTACTACTTCTAACTTTTCTCCTGGATTGTTTGTTCCTATACCATGATTACCATTAGGAAATGAAGTTGCATTACTTCCATTAGTATTATTTCTTAATTCAAGTAAAACAGTTGAATCGTCATGTCCTCTAAATCTTAAAAAATCACCATCTTTTCTAATATAGTGGTCTTCATCTCCCTCATTTGTAAATTTAATATCTACTCTTGAAGCATGATCTAAAGTTAATTGTTTTGCTGTTACTGTTCCCCCACTTGAACTTATATCACCTGAGGCTGTTAAATTAGTTAATAATAAATTACCAGTTCCACCATTTCCTAACTCTATACCATTAGAATCTACTGCACTAGCGTTTGCAAATTTTCTATTTCCAATTTCGTAATCTAGTCCTTTAATAGTACCACTTGCACTTATATCACCTGAGGCTGTTATGTTTCCAATAAAACTTCCTGTTATATGAATAGCTCCACTTGAACGTAATGATAATGGAGTTGCAACTGCTCCTACTCTTACAACATTTGAAGGACTCATGGATAACATATGTCTTGAAGTGCCCCCTGTCTCTTTACCAAGAATATCTATATTATTATTAAGAGTTTGGTCTTGAGCAGGATCAAAATTTGTTGCTGTTGTTGCAGTTGATACTGTTCCTGAAAACGCAACTGCAGTCATTGTTCCTCCTTGGGTTATATATGCTACTTCATCTTCATTTTGATTTACAAAAGATATAAGTTTAGTACCTAAATCACCACTATCACTTCTATCTCCTAGAAAAAGTGAAGGCCCTAAGTCATTCTCAGCATTTCTAGTCATCATATGAGGAGATGTAGGTGTTGCTTCTGTGGGGAGTAAAAGAGGAGCAGAGGTAGGGTATAAATCCGCTATTGATATCCTAGAAAAATTAACAACAGATGTCGTAGAAACATCTTGATTCATATTTCCAACATAAGACCATTGATTTTCAGATATAGTACTAGAACTTATATTTTTAAGTTGATCTACTTCTGTTGAAGTTAAAGAATGTACACCGTTTGCAATAAATGAAGCTGTTTGGGCATATGAAGAAGATACTTCTATATTAATTTCATGAGATGCTGATAAGGGAATAAATATAGAACCCGTACCATCATACATTTGTCCATCACTATGTACATGTAATACTCTTTTATAAGTATCTTGTATGTTTTGTCCTGTTAAATCGGGTAATGCCATTTATAACCATTTTTATTTCTTTTTTTCAAGAACTTTTAATACACCATCTATTATTTTACCTGTGTTTTTCACGGTATTTTCTTTAAGATACGTTGCTACTATATTATTTAGTTCATTACGCTTGAATGAAATATTGTCTACGTTTATATCTTCTTTTATTAAAAGTTTAAATAAATTTATAACGTGTTGTTTTTCAGTAATTGTTGGTTTTTTATCTTTAACTTTAACTTTTACCTTAGTTTCTACTATAGGTTTTTTGGTTGTTTGTGATTTAACTTCAACAGTTACTTTTTTGCTTGCATCTACTTCAAAATCAGATTCCCAAGGAGTAAAAAATGTGTCTTCAGCGATAACTTCTAAACGAATATTACCTGTTGTATTTTCATCAATTAAACCTTTTAATTTTCTAATAGGAATTTCACACTTTCCATTTGAATTTATATCTCCATTGAAAAGTAAAGAATAGTCTTGTGTTTCGACTACTAAACGTGCTTTTGATTTACTTAAACTGGCTCCTTCTAATTTAATATTACATTCAAAAAGCTCAGATTTATCCGTAAATAATTTATACATAATTTGGTTTTGTTATAAATATAAAATGGGTGTTAAAGCTTGATATTTTCTGTTATTACCTCTATGCCTAAAACTTTTTCTGCTACTATTTTTATATCTTTTGCTTTAATTTTATATTGTTTGATTTCTCTTTTTTTAGATTCTGTGATTGTATTACCGTGTACCTTTAATATTAATTTTACTAATTTCTTTTTTTTATTATCTTCCCATAAAGTCCAATCATCTCCTGCAGCGTGTTGAATTAATTCAACTTCATCCCATGTATATCTTGGATGATTAGGGTTAGTAGGAGCAAAATCCCATTTAAAATCAGCTTTATCCCATTCTATTTTTGGGTATTTTTTACCTATTCCTGCCACTTATTATGGGTTAAAAACCATTAAATATTGTGACCCTGAAGCTGATCCCCCACCACTACCAGATAACCATAGGGCTCCTGTTATTGAGGGTTCTGTTGTTGGTAAATTTGATAATACTAAAGAACCAAAAGAGGCTGTTGAAGAATTACTTGCACTTATATTACCTGAAGCCGTTATATGACCATCAGAAATTAAATTTTGTCCCTCTATAGTAGAACCACTTATACCACCTGATGCTGTTATATTTCCTGTTATATTAACACCTTTTGATGTTGTTTCGAGTTTTTTAACACCTGCGTAATATGCTTCAAAAGCACCATTTACTGTCCCTTTGAAAAGTCGACTTGTAGAACTAGCATCTACAAAATCTAATGTATCACCTGAAAACTCTAAAGAAGAGGTTATAGCTTTAACTCTTGTTTTTACATTTACAACATTACTTGTTATATTAGCACTTGAACTTATATTACCTGATGCTGTTATATGGTTTGAAGCTATAAAAGAAGATGCTGATAAACTCCCAGATAATTTTTGTATTCCTTCTTCTTCTAAATTTAATTGTGATTCAATTAAATCATGATATTGAGATGAATTAGGAATGTCTCCTGATTCAAAATATGTTTTTAATATTGATTTTGTTTTTTGTGCCATTTTATCCTATTTGATTATTTATACCTATTTGGGTATATCCTACTCCCGTACCTGCTTGTTGTATGTTTTGGGCTCCTGATTCTTCTCTAATTTGTTCTCTTGTTTTACCTTTATTAAAATTAGTAGTATATTCTACACCAAAAGCTACTGTTGATTTACTAAAGTGTTTTTTAGGTTGAGAACTTAAATGTGTACTCATAGCATCAGGTATGATATATCCTTGTAAATCTAAACCAAATGTTGTTTTAACTGTTCTATTACTTCCTTGGGCTAATTCAACACTATTACTAAAAGTATCTATTCTAGCCATAAATTTAAATCTTTCTGGATCTCCCCAATATGAATCACTTGCATAATTTATAGCTTCAACTATTTTATTATTTTGAGCAACATAATCTGTCCAAATTATAAAACTATATTTTAATCTAACATAATCAGGTATAACTACATTGTGAAATTCTCTTTGAGGTATTCTATTTTGTAATACTGAGAAATTATCATACTGATTTCTTTTACTATATTTTATTTCAAAAGTTTGATAAAGATGAGGATTATTAGCATCCATTTTATTACCTAAATCTCTTCTTTTATCTACACTATCTCTTTTAAACATAATAAGAGGTACTTGAATTTTACCTTCTTTATCTCTAAAATACCCATCTTTTTGAACTCCTTTCCATCTTTCAGGACTACCATAAATTAAAGGTATATCTATTCTATTTCCATTTAATATAGTAGAGGGTTTAATTACATTATTAAAATAATAAGCTATAGCTTCATCATGATCTTGTAATCCAATATAAATATCTTTAACATCATCATCATCTCTTCTAATTATTTGACCTCTATTAAGTGGTTTTTGAGTAGCAGAACTTTTTTGTGGTTGACGATTATCAGGTACTAATCCTTCTACAGGAAACTGTTGTCTGTCTGGATTTTTTAAATTTCCTCTTCTTTCAGGAACAGGAGATTCTATTGGATTAGGAGCTTCTAAATTTTGTCTTAACAGAGTATTTTGTTTCCCAGGTAAAGGTCGTTGTATTTTATGTGATTCGTCTTGTGCCATTTTATCCTAATAAGTTTGCTATTTCATCTGTTATTTTATTAGTAGAAGGATATTTTCCTCCTCTTAAAGGTATTAAGTTTAATTTTTCTACTCTTGATAAATGAGTATTTAATATAACTGAATGACTACCACCAAAATCTATAGTTCCTGTTGAAATAGCATAATCTGGATCTCTACCTAATATTAATTCATTTTCAACTTTAGCGTCTACTTCATAAAAATTATTTCTAAAAAGTAATATGTCTCCTACTTCTGCTACTAAGTTTATGTCTTTTAATTCTTGTTTTAAAAATCTAAAATTAAGAGCTTGATCAATATCAGATCCAAAGTCATCAGACGACCATGATTGGTCTTCTCTATTAATTAAACACGCTATTCTTACAGGTTCATAAAACATTTTACCCATAGATTCACCATAAACATTAGCTGATGTACGCTCAAGAACAAATTTATAATATCCAATTTCTGTTTGGATAATATCATTAATAAGCTCTCTATTTATTGTATTAAATAATGATACGTCTCTTGATCCTCCAAATAATGCCATTATAGTCTTTTTAAAGTTTCTGGTTTAAATGT